CCGCCGCAACTCCCGAATGAAGTCGTTGCGGCCGCAGCCGAAGTCCACGACGAAGCGAGGCATCCACGAGAGGACGGTGGCGATCGCGCGGCTGCCGTGGTTTGTGCCGCCGTAGCCCGTCGGCTGGAGCCGCAGGTACTTGCGGCGCTCCGCAGCGCGTCGCTGAGCCAGCGAGAGTTCGACCTCAGGCATACCACCACTCCGGGACTTCCATCTCGCAGAAGACGACCGGCGTCATCGCGTCAAAGACGAACCGCGTGTCGCCCAGCAGCGTGCGCTCGGCGCGCATCTCGACGACGACTCCCTCGGGAACGGATCGAAGCATCGGCACCGCTGCCTTGGGCGGAGGGCAGTTCTCCAGCACGCCGGGCACGATGCACGCGCCCGCGTTTGCGAACCCCTCGGTCCCGTCGTCGTTCTGGGTGAACATCACGGACAGGTGCGCCTCGTAGCGGTTGAAGGCGAGCCGGTTCGGACCGCCGGATGACGAGAGCGCGTCGCTTCCAGGAGTCGGAGCCACGTACTGCCCGAACGTGAGGCTCGCCGGGTCGGCGTCGAGGCGCACCTCGTCCCACTCGTAGAGCCAGCCGAAGGTGCGGCCGTCGATCAGGTGGGCATCGCCGAGCTTCGCGGGGAAGCGGTCTCGGTTGGCGGGTCCGATCTCGATCACGGCGAGCTTGGAGCCCGTGCCATCCTCCTTCCAGAGGATGCGGGCCGCGCCGGTGAACCCGCTTCGAAGGTGCTGCTCGTCGGGATAGGTGTCCGCGTGCGTGTGGTCCTCGTCGACCACGTTCACGATCGCGGGCGTCGCGCCACAGATGACCGCCAGGCCGATGCGTCCCGCGATGATCGGCTCGCGCGCGATGACGAAGCGGCCGACGTACTCGTCGGTGGTCGTGATCGCCGCGCCGATCAGCGCCGTGCGACGCTTGAACTCATCATCGTTGCCGCCTTCACCCGGCTCGATGATCGGCCCGGCGATTCCGAGGGCGCCGAAGCGCGGCAGGTCCTCGCCGGAGTCGTTCCGCACCTACACGAGGTGCTCGTGCGCTGCGGGCAGCGCCGGGTCGCGGAGAGTGTCGGGATCGACACGCCGCGCGAGGTGCGCCGCGTCGATGAAGGCGTTGTACGCCGCTGCGGGGATGCGGAGGGGCTCGCCGGGTCGGACTTTGCGGAGGGGATCGGCCATGGGTCAGGTTCCGATCCCCAGCGCGGCGAAGTTGCCGGAGTCGTAGACCTGCTCGACGTAGGCCGAGATGGGCCGCTTGACGAGCATCTTGGCGCCGGTGTCCTCGACGTCGGCGTAGCGCACCCAGAGGTACTCCCAGCCCTTCTTGGCGATGCCGGTGATCGGGCCGACCGCCAACCCTGTGACGTTCGGCGAGCCCGCGAAGCGGAAGGTGATCTCCCAGTCCTCATCGCCGCGCTTCGCGCCCGACGCGCCGAGGAAGAGGCACTCGCCCGCAGCGAGTCCCTTGAAGCCGGCGCTGTTGACCTTGCCGGTGAGGCCGAAGAGCGTGCCCTTGTACGCGGGCGTGACGACCGCATCAGCGAGGTAGTGCGTCTCGGAGAACTGGTAGACCGGGATGGTGATGTCCACGCCGTCGACGCCGTTCTCGGTGACGCCGATCGCGCCCTGGAAGTTCGGCGCGGTCACGCCCGCGGGCGCATAGGTTCCGACCGTCGAACGGCTGTGCGTGATGTGCTGCGTGCCACCGCCGGTGTCGAAGGCGAACGATGACTCGCCTGTCTGCGGCGGCTCGCTCGCCTCGTTCTCGCCGTAGCGGACCGTGCCCTCCCAGATGTCGTTGGCCAGCGGCTCGATCTGGATCGACTGGCGCGGGAGACCGTCGTAGGCGCTCGGCGATTCGCTCGCGAGCTCAGCCTTAGCCGCGAGGTCGTCGCTGGTGCCGAAGACGATGTACCGCAGCTCAACCGAGGGGCTCTGCCCGGCGGTCGAGACGCGGCTGTCGAACTTCTCCTCAACGACGATCGGCACGTGCCACTGATCTCCATGTCATGCGAACGCGAGTCCGCCGCTCTGCGCGGCGTCCACGAGTCGCTTGGTGTTCTTGGCCGTCTGCTCCGAGGCGCGGGCGGTGCGCTCGGCCGCGCTGCCTGATGATGCGAGGCCCGCGACCGCCGCGGCGCTGAACGTCCCGCGCACCGTGATGCCTTCGCTCAGTCGATCGCCCAGCGACCCGAGACGGTCGTCAAGCTCGGCCAGCACATCGGAGACGGTGCGGCGCGGCGTGGACTGGCCGGAGTCGGACTCCTCGCGTCGTCGACGCGCTTCGGCGATCGCTTCGTCGAGCTTCCGGCGTGCCTCGTCGAGCGCGGCCTGCGTCTCGGCGATGCGCTCATCCGTTCCCGAGCGGAGCGCCTGCTGGGCTTCGTCGAACTGCCGCCCGATCTCGGCAAGCGTCGCCTCGTTGAGTTCCGCCGCGGAGTCGCGCTCGCGCTGGCGACGCGCTTCGCGACCGGCGAGGTCGCGCTCCGCCGCTTGATCGAGCTCGCCAAGCCGAGACTCGAGTTGCTCATCCACCAGCCGCTTGGCCGCATCGACGTCGAGCGACGAATCGAACAGGCCTTGGATCTCCAGCATCCGCTTGGCGATGAACGACGTGGCCGACTCCCACACCTTCTTGAACCCGGTGGCGAAGCGCGTCCACGTCTTGGAGAGGAAGGCCGTCGTCTCGATCCAGCCCACTTCGAGCGCATGGAAGCCCATCTGGGCGGCGGCGATCGCGCCGAACCACATCTTCTGGGCGGTGGTGATGAAGAAGTTCCGGGCCGCGAGCCAGATCTGGCTGAGCGCCGCGACGCCCTTCTGCCAGACGAGCTTGAGGGCCAGCCATAGGATCTCGGCCGCGAGCGGGATGTCGCCAGCGGCCAGCGCATCGGAGATGCCGCCGAGGACCTTCGTGGCGAAGGCTCGCAGCTGTCCGAACTGTTCGCCGAGCCATGCCAGCGCCTCGCCGCCCGCTCCGGTCCAGACGAGGAGCGCGACGCCGAGCCCGGCGACCGCCGCCACGACGAGTCCGATCGGGGAGAGGAGCGCCGCGACCGCGGAACCGATCAGGCCGAGCGCCGTCCCGACGCCCGCGACCACGGATGCCAGCACGCCGAACGCCGCGCCGATCCCGCTGATGAGGAGCCCGAGGCCGATCAGCGCCACACCCGCGGCGACCACGCCCGCCGCCACCTTCGCGGCCGTGACAATGACCGCCTTGTTGTTGCGAATCCACTCGGTGACCGAGACCACGGCGCGGGTGATCGCGTTCGAGAGCTCGATCACGACCGGCGCGAGCGCCGAGCCGATCACGAACACGCCCTGCTTGAGCACGCGCCAGAGGATGTTGAGTGTGTCGTTGAGGAGCGCCGCGTCGGCGGCGGTCTCGGTCGAGATGGTCAGCCCGAGCGATCGCGCCTGCGTCTGGAGTTCCTCGATCCCCGCGGCTCCGCCCTCGAGCAGGGGCAGCAGACGCGTGCCCGAGCGTCCGAGGAGCTGCATCGCGACGGCCGCACGCTTCGACGGATCGGCGATGCGGCTCAGGCGCTCGGCGACGACCTTGAACTGCTCCTCGGGCGAGAGCGCCCGGAGCTGCGCCGCGGTCAGGTTCAACTCGGCGAGCGCCTCGGTCGCGGTCGAGAGCCCACGTTCCGCATCGTTGATCGACCGCTGGAGCACTCGAACGCCGGTCTCCAGCGTCTCGATGTCCGCGCCGGACTGCTCGGCGGCGAATCCGAGCTCCGAAAGCGCCTCGACGCTGATGCCGGTCCGCTTGGACATCTTCTCCAGCGCATCGCCCGCGTTCGAGAACACTTGGACGCTCCCCGCGAGCGGAGCGAGAATGCCCGCGCCGATGGCGGTGAGGCGGGTGCCGATCGCCCGTACGCCTTCGCCGAACGCCTTGAGTCGCTGCTGCGCGCGCTTGAGCCCGGCAGTCAGCCGGTCGCTCACGCCGAGCTCGACGAACGCGCGTCCTGCGCGGATACCACTCGATCGGCCGGGAGGCATGGCTCAACCTCCCCTCACGCTGTTGCGCCAGAGCGCCGGCAGCTTCGGACGCTCGCGCTCGAGCGCGGGCGCCATGTAGGACCGCGCGGCGATGCGGACTTGCTGGCGCACGAGTTGGCCTTGGCGGCGGCGGATGATTGTCGTGGTGCCGCCGAACTCGAGCACGTTTGGCGCGGTCGACCGCTTGAAGCCCACCGGCCCGACGACGACCGAGTCACTCCCGGCGTCGTAGCCGAAGAGGATCAGCCGCCGCAGGCTCCCCTCGTGCGAGAACGGTGGAGTGCCCGGCGTGCTGGTTCCCTTGCGGGGGCGAATGCTCGTCCTGGCCGCCTGGCGGATGAACGCGCCCCCCTTGGACAGGGCCTGGCGCTTCGCACGATCGACGGCCCGGATCACCTTCGGCCGGTCGAAGAACATGCTCTTGATCCGCATGTCGATCATGCGTGAGTTCCCCCGGCTCCGTTCCCGTTGCCATTGCCGTTCCCGTTCCCGTTGCGTCCTTCCTTCATGCCCTTGTTGAACGAGGCCTCCTTCTCCTTGCGCAGGCGGCCCGAGCCGATGAAGAGGCCAACGATGCCGGTGAGCGCCGGCAGCGCTGGGCCGACGATCGGCACACCCGCGAGCGTCGGCCCCACCTGATCAAGCGCGGAGAGTGTGAGCTGCCCGAGCATCGTGCGGACCTCGTTGCCGCGCTCGATGCTCGCCTTCCACTGTGCGCCGACCCGCTGCACATCCTCGAACCAGGCGCGGTACTCGCCCTCGGCCTCATTGAGGCTCGTGCGCGACGGGAGGCCAGTCGTCTGCTGGATCGACGCGGGCGTGCGGACCTGCACGATGTCGCCGAGGTCGAATCCAGCGCATGCGGCCAGTGCGATCGTGAGCATCAGGAGGCCGAAGCCGAAGGCGATGTGTCGGGTGGTCATCAGGTGGCCTCCTTGCCGATTGCTGCGTGGGTTGGCGGGCGCTTGAGCGGGTCGACGAACACGGACTTCAGAACACCGACGCCGACCTTCGGCGTGCGGCTTGTCGCATGCTGGAACGGGTCGAAGTCGGCGGGTCGGAACGGGCGGCCCTTCTTCGGGTCCCGCTGGGTGTTGGCGACGAGCGCCATCACCGATGCGGTGCGCGTCCACTCATCCCGCTGGCGGGCCTCGGCCATCACCAGCAACTCGCGGAGTGTCAGGGCGGATGGATCGACGCCGGCAATGCCGGCGCACTGCCAGATGAGTCGCTCGGCGTCGGCTCCAGCGCCTCCACCGGTTCCTCCAGCTCCGCGAGCGCCCGCTCCATCGCCCGCTCGATCTCGCCGCTGTCGAGGCGCGTCTCGATCAGGTCCCGTGCCTTGTCCATCACCTTCCTCGTCGCCTCCAGCACCCGCCCGAGGTTGCGGCGATCCCTCGGGCTCGGGGAGAAAGACACGAGTTCCTCCAGGAGCGCCGCGGTCGCGTGCTCGATCGCGTCGCCCGCCATCGCCCGCCCGAACTCCTCGTCGGTGATCTCGCGATCGTCGGCCTGCGGCTTGCACACCGCGTAGACGACATCGCAGAGCAGAACGGGGTCGCGGATGAATCGCTCGATGAGCCCGCCCGGATCGTCGACGACCTGCAGGAGGTTCGCGTCCGTCAGCGACCGCACGCGCTTGACGGCGGCGACGTTCACCTCGACGTTCCACGTCCGGCCGGAGTTGTCGTTGAAGGTCTTCATTCGGTGCGTCCTCCTTTCCACATCGCGAGGTCACTCGAGCCATGTCGGAGCGCTCGCCGAGTAGGTGACCTTGGCGGACACCGAGACGGTGATAGCTTCTTCAAGAGCCTCGTTGCGGCTGAAGTTGGTGATCATGAAGTCGGCCTGGAGCCCCTCGCCGGTGCCGGTCGCGTCGTCGAGCACCTGCAGTCCGATGACATCATTGCCGAGGAAGGCGTCCTTGATCGCGCCGAAGCCGGTGTCGGTGGTGTCCCACACCATCTCCCACTCGACCGTCGCTTCCTTGAGCGTGGCGACGGTGGCGCGCCAGCCGTTGTTGGCGCGGGTCGTGACATCCGCCTCGCCGGCCTCGAGCGACAGCGTCACGTCCTTGACGTTGGTCAGCTCCACCCACGAGCCGCCGCCTGCCTGGCCGCCGACCTTGTAGTAGAGCTTTGCTTCCATGCCGAGCTTGATGGCCATGCGTGTGTCTCCAGAAGGACGTCAGCGGGTGTGCCCAACGACGAGCAGGTTGTGGCCCGACGGGCCGCTCATCTCGAATCGCGACAGATCGACACCCTCGAGCCGCACGGTCGCGCCCGCGTACCACGCCGCCGATGCACCGCCATCGACGCGAATGCTGATGGCGCCCGTGTTGCGGGAGCTCGCGACGATGGTGGCGGTGACGATGACCGACGTGTCCGCCAGGCGGGTCCAGTTGCCCAGCGGATCGGTCAGGAACGACTTCATGTAGATGCCTGCCCCCATCGGTTACCTCAGCACCCGGTAGGTGACGGTGAGAATGCTGGTGAACTGCCGGTGCTGCTCGAGGTGCTCGGCGGCGACGACCGGTTCCTGCGCGACGCCGACCCACACGGCCTCGGGCACCGTCGGCAGGCGCTCGAAGCGCAGGTTGTCGGCGAGCTCCTCGACGAGGTCGAGCAGCGCGTCGATCTCGGCGTCCTCGTCACCCGCGCTACTCGGCGCGGGCGCGAGCCGCTTCTGCACGCCGATGTCGATCAGTGCGTCGAACTGGCTCTGCCGCCGCGAGGCGCCGGTCACGGTCAGTGAGCGCGGCACGACCGACACGCGGAGCGTCTCCAGGTCGGCGAGGTCGAACGTCGGCTGGTGATGGCGCACCGCCGTGACGGGTATCGAGAACGAGCCCGCGTTGAGGCGGTCCACCACGGCATCGGCGATGGCAACGATCGTGCTCATGGGGTGCCTCCGGGGGCGCTTCCAACGTGCTTGGTGTGGATGCGGAGCGTCCGGCGGTACGGATCGCTGTAGCGGAACGGCGGCTCTCCCCCGGGTGCCATCACCTCGTAGAGCTGCGTGTCCGCACCATCGGGGTCGCGGACTCGGTCGCCCGCGCGTGGCGTGGTCTCGACGCCGGAGAGGACGAGGTCCGTCCGCAGAACGAGGAAGTCGCGCGATTCGAGCTTCTGGACGATCCCCATCCGGTCGACCTGCTCGAAGATGGTGCGACCGATCGTGGCGGGAACCTCGACGGTCTCCGCGCCGCGCTCGTAGACCACCGGCCGCGTCATGTGCGCGGTCCGCTGGTCATCCAGCCATGCCGAACCCTTGTCGAGTAGATCTGCCATCGCGCCGGTCGCCTCCTATGTCGATCACTGCGAGAGCCGGACGCGCACCGTGGCGTCGCCGTCGGCCGCCGCCGCGACCGTCTTGCCGAGCAGCTTGTTCGCGCCGGCAGCGGCGCTCGTCGTCGCTTGCTCAGCGCCCGCATCCCAGTAGACGAGGGCACCGGCGGTGATCGCGGTGCCGCCTCCGGTCGCCTTGGCGATGTCGAAGACGCCCGCGACCGCGAGCGCGCCGAGCGTGTTGGCCTTGATGTCGAGCTTGGCGATGCCGACGAGTTCGCCCTGCACGACCACATCGCCTGCGGCGACGTCGCTGCCGGGCGTGTAGTCGATCGAGCGGCCTTCATGGAGGAACGTGGCGAGTGCCATGGGTCAGGTCTCCTTGGAGTCAGTGCGCTGAGGTGCTGTGGTTCCGGGGTCCGATGGCGGGGGTTGGGATCACGCCTCGCCCTTGACCTTCACGGCCGCGCGACGGTCCTGCATGGCGACTCCGAAGTCGAAGTAGCCGCGCCACTGCATGCCCAGCGTGTTGAAGTTGGTCTCGCCGCTTTCAATGGTCGGGACGCGGCGTCCGCGCAGGTACGCGATCTCGATGGCAGCGACGTCGGCGGGGTTGGCGAACAGGTACCACGCCTTCGCGCTGCCGCCCGCGATGCCCTGCGCGTTGAGGTACGGACTCGCGACCGGCTTCCACTTGCCCGCGTGCGGGTTGTTGGCGGGCTTGGGCTTGTCGGCCGAGGTCGTCTCGTTGACCCGCGTCTCGGTCATGAGTTGCTGCGCCGTGACCTTGAGCGCCGTCGGCACCAGCAGCACCGACGGCGAGATCAGGATCGGCTTGCCGTCCGAGTCCGTCTGGTCCATGAACGTCTGCTCGGCCTTGGTCAGCGAGTCGATCGACAGCGCCGTGTCCACACCCGAGAGGAAGTTCTTGTTGCCGACCGAGAAGAACGTCCCCGGATTGGCAAGCAGGAGCTCAAACACCGCCTCCTCGCGCTTGAGCGCCGACATGCGACCGATGATGCGCGGGATCTGGAGGAAGGCCCCGAGGTCGTCGTTGATGATCATCTGTCGCGTCAGCGCGAAGATGCGGCCGAAGGTCTCGACGCGGTTGGTGTACGACTCCTCGCTCAGCGTCGCGTGCTTGAGCTCGCCGTCGGGGCCGACCTTCTCGAAGACGCCGTTGCCGGTGAGCCGGTAGCGAGTGACCTCCTTGAAGTCGGCCACGTCCGCGTCGGCGCAGAACATCGCAACGACGCTGTCGACCGCCTGATAGGCCGCGAGCATCGCCTTGTTGGCGACGTTCGACAGGATGCCCGAGAGGCTGATCGTGCTGAAGCCGCCGCCCGAGGCGCGGATGGTCCGCTCGGCGCGCTCCTGCGCACGGAGCTGCCGGTCCGCCTCGAAGGCCGTCAGGATGAAGTCGTTGTCGACGTGCGTGGCGCGCGACGAGCCGCCAACGGCCTCGATGGCGTAGCCGAGCGCCGCATGCACGCCCGCGCCACGCAGGCGACCCGCGACGGCGGCGTTCATGGTGCGCTGGTCGTACCACTTGCCGACCTCGGCCTCGGGGATGCCAGCCGACAGGCACAGCGCCGCCTCGACCGTCCGTGCCGCGACACCGGCGTCGCCATCGCGCCGGACGCCGCCCGCCGCGAGGGCAGGGCGCTCGGCCCGGAGCAGTTCCAGTTCCGTGCGCGTCGCGTCCCAGCCGTCGGCGATCGCCTTGGCCTCGAGGTCGGCATGACGGCCATTCGATGGAGCGCACAGTCGGCGGATCGCGGCGATGCGACTCGACTCCGCGGCGGCCACGGCGCGCATCTGCGCCGTGACGCTCGGGGAGTCGGTCTCCGTCGGGTCGTCGTCGGTCGCGGTCGCGGTCGACGCATCCGACTCGCTCGCGAAGAGCGCCTCAAGGCTTGCGCGCTGGGCGTCGTTGAGGTCCGCGTCGGCGAATCCCTTCGCCTCCAGCCACTGTTCGAAAGTCATGGTGTTGGTCTCCTGAGCGGCAGCGCGCGAGCGCGCCGCAGCGATCTGTGCGGTCGTGTCGTCGTCGGCCCCGAGCGCGACGAAGCTCACCTCGCCGAGGACCGACTCGCGTGCGATGTGAAGCGGCCCGGCGAACTCGCGGCCGTTGACCCGGGCGGTGCGTCCCTTGGCGACGAACTCGACGCGCTGGGCCACCGCGCCGAGCGACGCCTGCCACGGGAATCCGTTAAGGCTCGACTCGACGATCTCCCTCGCCACGGGACCTGCGCCGCTGACGACGCCGGTCACCTGAAGCTGCGAGTTCTGGACGCCGATCGTGTCGGTGTGGCCGACGATGAGCGAGCGGTTGTGATCCTTCAGGATGGGACGGCTCTTGCCGCCCCCCGGAACGCGCATCCCGGCGAGATCGACGACGACCGGATGCGGCCAGCCCGCGAGCGTCATCGCGCCCCCGGTGTAGGCCGTCATGCTGAAGCGGCGCAGCGACGGGCGGTCACCGGCGGCGTTCGTGCCGGACGCCTCGATGGCGTTCCAGTCGGTGACGGCCGCGCAGAAATGCAGCACCCGTGGCGTCTCAGTCGCGCTCGGCATCGTCGTCCTCCCTCTCGGAAGCCGGTTCGTTTGCGGATTCAGGTTCCTGCGACGGGCCAGCGGCAGCCGTCGGCAGCCCGAGCTCGTCCATCAGCGCGAGTTCCTTCGCGCGCTGCCGCAGCTCCGTCTCCCAGTCGCGTCCCTGCTTGGCGTACTCGTTGGCAAGCGTCGTGGTGTGGCTACCGAGGCGCGTCGCCTGCGCGGACGCTTCCTTCGCCGGATCGACGTGCTCGTGGCCATCCCAGAACCACTGCCGCGCAAGCCCGCCCGTCTCGCCGCGAGCGACGAGCGTGCGGATCGGCAGCGGCAGCAGATCGGAGACGAGCACTGCCTCGCGCAGCCAGGCCGCGAGGATGCGGTCGAGCACGACGCACGCGATGTGCTCCTGCTCGACGCGGATCGACTTGAAGTACGTCTGGTGGTCGAGCCGCCCGGAGGCGTAGTTGTAGCCCGAGGAGTTCCCCGCCGCGACGTTGAACGGCATGTTCAGGCAGCGGGCGATCTCGTTGAGCAGCTCGCGCTTGAACTCGGCGTAGGTGGTCGACGGCTGCTCCGCCTGGACCTGCGCCATCTTCCAGCCGCCGGGCATCGTGAGCAGCGACCGCGCCTCGAGCTCGATCGCGTCCATCGGCTCGACCGATTCGGCCTCGCCGTTGGCGGGCGCATCGGTGTAGAGGATGCCCGCGAAGTCCGCGGCGGTCTCCGCAGCGCCGAGCACCGCGAGCGTGTAGCGGCGGAGCTGCGCGAAGAGCGGCAGCGCCGGCGTGATGTCGGGGATGCCACGCGACTGCCCCGCGCGGTCGACGCGGAAGAAGTGGATCACCGCCTCGGCGGGCACGCGGTCGTACTCGAAGCCGAGCGTCGCGCTGCCGGTGCCGCCAGGATGCTCCTTGAGGACGTGGTACTCGACCGGATTCCCGAACTCGTCGAAGGCGATGCCGTCGACGCTGCCGTCAAGGAGCGTCAGCAGATCGGGCGTCGTGACCTGATCGGCCTCGACGAGCCGGACATCGAGCTTGATCGGCGTCGGCAGTCGGGGGTTGTCGGTCAGGACGAGGAAGGCCTCCCCGTCCTGCGCCCGGGCCATCCGCATCGTGCGGAGCTTCTCGGGCAGCCGGATCGCTTTGGCCCAGCGCATGAACTCGCGCTCGATGCGCTGGTTCGCGTCGCCGTTCTCGGTGAGAAGTTGGAGCCGCGGGCCGGTGCCGATGACGTCGTTGGCGAGCGTGAGGACGATGCCTCGCGCGTAGGAGTTGTTGGCGACCTCGTAGCGGGCGCGGTTGCGGAGCGTGCGGCGCACCTCGGGCGAGGCGGCTGCGTCGGCGCTCAGGCCGTCGGCGTTGGCCCAGTGGCGGCGGTTGTGGTCGTTGGTGACCGCCGAGTCGAACCCCGCTCGCATGACACGCACCACGCGGCCGCCCTTGGTCGGCGCGATCTGCCGCGGCGCGGCGTCGGTCTTCGGCTTGCGCGTGAAGAGTCCGAGCACTTCAGCCGCCCTCCGCGCCAGGGGGGATGAGTCGCGTGAACCGCAGCGCCTTGGCAGGCTTCTTCGCCGCGTCCTTGCTGGCGAGGTAGCGGTCCGCCTCGATCTGGTCCTTCAGCGAGTGCTGCTGGACGCTGCCCGAGTCGCCCTGGACGCGCGCAGGACCGGCGGCGTTGTCGCGGATGGCTTGGTCGAGGTCTTCGGGCACGGCGAAGTCGCTCCGTGCGGCCGCATGATGGCGGAGCCGCTACGGGTGACCTATGCCGTGCGATGACGCGATGCGCAGTCCGGGAGCACTCTGGCGCAGATCGTTCCACCGGTAGAGGTCGCTGTCCGACTTTGTCGGCAGGTACCGGCAGCGCGGCGCGCCTCCGATGGATCGATCAGTCCTCAACCTCGACGACGACCTCATCCTCGACCTCGCCGATCTCGGCACGGAGTGCTTCAACCGCGACACGGAGCGGGTCGTAGATCGTGACCTCCTGGCCTTGAATCTCCAGCGTCACTGCCAGGCAATACTGGGCCGTGGCGTCGGGGTCGTGGCTCCATCCCTCGTGTCCCACCACGGCGATGCAGAAATGCTCCGGCAGCGCGTTGGATTTCACCACAGCCCAGTCCTTCTGGACCGTGCCGCTGTTGCGGCGGGCGGAGCGAATGTGGCCAGCGCCTGACTGTTCGTGAAGCGTCCAAGGAAGGACGTTTCCGTCGTTGGCCGCAGCCTGCTGGTTGTCTTCCTTGAGACAGCGAACACGGAAGTTGTCGATGGATTCGCCGAGCTTGTTGCTCTTCCAGTCCACCCAGGTGGACAGGTAGCGGCGCAGGTTGCGGCGCGTTCGCCGGGGCTGCGCCGCATAGGACAGGGTCACGTCGATGCGTATGTCATACTCATCACCGGCTCCACGAAGCTGCGGCGGGATGGGAATCTGAAAGATGTGACATTCGCGGGCATGAATGGCGGAGAGGCCGCTGGTGATAAAGGTCGTGCGGTGATCGGTGTTGGTGGTCGCTCTGGACGCGTCGGGGCGCCCGAACCCGATCCACTGGATGATGCGCCCGGCCTCGTCCAGCAACGCCTGGCGGTTGGGGCCGTAGGCAGTGCTCGGATCGCGGAGTTGCCTCAAGATCGTCTCGGCCCACTCCGGCCACTGTGCGGACTGGACGATGAGCGCACGCCACAGGAGCGCTGGTTCGTCGGGCAGGACTGCTTCAACAGCCGCGGCGATTCGCGTCACCTTGGGCGTCGCGAAGGATGTTCCACCCGAGTCGCTGGCGACGGCTGGCCCCGGCGGGTGCATCGTGGAGCGGACAAGTTGAGGGCAAACGCCCGGAACTCCTCCGCCGACGCGCACGTCAGGTGGGTCGTTCGCCGTGCGGACGGCATCGCCGCCGAACTCGACCACTTCGGGTTTGATGACACCCCAGATTCCGAAGCCGGCGCGAGAGAACGCCGACGGATGGCCCGCCTCCTCCGCAATCGACCTCCATCCGCCGTTCGAAAACATCCCGTAGGCGACTGATCCTACGGAGAGCGCCTGCAGACTCTGCGCAGGGTTTGCGACGCGGCAGGAGGGTTCACATAGATAGGCCGGGAACTGGCGATCCGCGACAAGGTGTTCCTTGACGCCGATGAGCGGGGCGCTTCCCGACGACGGCACGTTGCCCGTGCTCTGCACCACCAGAATGTCGTGCTGGTAGCAAAGCTTGTCGATCTCGGCGGCCCATGCCGACATGTAGCGCGTGCGCGACGGGGCCGTGGCGTTGATGGAATGATTGAACACGCGCGTGTTGCGGCCGTTGACGTGGAAGTGCTCCACGGCCGCCCGGATGGCAGCCGGCGGGAACAGCTCTTCCGGCATCCGGTTGCCCTGATCGAGCACGCGGGCGTTCTGAATCCAGAATGGCAGTTGCGGCGTCCCGTCCGGCGGAACGGTCTCGCCGTAGAGGACCGCTCCGGCGACCCGCGTCCCATGTCCGGCAGGGGCAACGTAGTCGGCGACATCGGTAGGCGTTGTTCCAGGCAGGAAACAACGGGACGTTGCAGTGTCGATGGCCGGGGCCAGGTAGACGTGCCCTTCCTGAATGCCGCTATCGATCACGCAGACGGTCGGCGCATCCGCCGAAGGCGGCAGGGGCGAGGGAGCCGCGAGGGGAGCCGCGCCGCCTGCATCTGCGTACTGCGGCAGCGCAATGTCTTCGGGTTCGACGATCTCGAAGATGTAGGGGTAGTTGAGGATCAGATCCTTCAACCCGACTCCCCGGATGTTGACTCGGGCGGTGAAGCTATCAGGCAGAACGGCGATGGCCCGAGTGTCCTCGTGGGTCATCTCCAGAACGTTTCCGCCATAGCCCCCGATGAAGGCGATGAGTTCTCTTTGGCGTTCGTCGCACAGTACTTCCCAAGCGTCGTAGGCTTCGCTGCGAAGTCGCGCCCAGTCGGCCTGCTTTCTAGCCCATGAAGCATCCGTGTCCCGCTTGCCGTGAGTCGGCTCGTCGGGAATCTCCTTGGTGCCGGTGCAGGCAACGCCGACGTCGACGACGAACACCCTGTCTTCGGGGATGTTCGGCCAAAGCGGGACCAGGCCGTCGGACAAGATGCGGCGCACGCGGTCGGCTTGATCCGGGTCTTCGTAGAGTTTGTGAACCGATGCGATGGTCGCCGAGCCATGCACGGCCACGGAGAAGTTCGCGACCATCTGAGTAAACGCAGCGAGGTCGATGTCCTCGGAAGCGACAAGCACGAACCCCTCTTCCTGCTCCGCCACGATCTCAAAGTCGAACTTGTCGCGCAGCACGTCGAGGTTGAGGCCGGGGTCCACCTTGACGAGAATCGGCTTGCCAGCGGGTAGGACGGGGAGGTTCTGCTGCTGCCGCTGTGCGTCCTGCGCACGCCAACTGGCAGTGAGCGCACCTGCAGCGCCGCTCAGCCCTTGGCTGTGCGCCGCACGAGCGTTGCGGTTCGCGACCGTTTGCGGGTCCGTGCTGCCGCCACGAGGGAGCTTTGCGCGGCCGCGATATCGGAGAAGAAGCGGCAGGTGTTCAAACTGGTGATTCCCCGGCATCAATTACGCCTTGAGTTCAGTGTTCCGATGCCGACGAACCTCCGCAATGGCCTCGCGAAGATGTGATTCGGTGACGGTCTTGCGACCCTTGAGTACGGCGGCTTTGGCAGCATCACGAGCGGCTTTGACGACCATCGCGGCAGACGCGCCGGCTAGCTCGCCAACCAGTGCTTGCCAATCCACGTGCTCGTCCACCTTCACAGCAGAAAGGGTCATGTGCAGGAGGCGAGTGATCTCGGCAGTCCCCGGTGGAGGCACGAGAAACACGTCGTCGAATCGCCTGAAGAGTGCTTCGTCCAGTGAGGACTCCACGTTGGTCGTGGCGACGAGCAGTCCCGGTGCGTCGTATTCCTCCATGAGCTGAAGGAGCGAGTTGACGATTCGATTGGCCTCACCGATGTCCTTGCTGTTGGTGCGCGACCGAGCGATGAAGTCACACTCGTCCAGCAGCAGCACGCACGGGCGTTCCTTCGCGGCGATGAAGACGCTTCGAAGATTCGATGCGGACTCTCCGAAGTACGAGGACAGCAGCGCATCGAAGCGCACCTTCATCAAGGGCAACCCGGTGTTCCACGCGAGGCGCCTTGCCCCCAAGGTCTTGCCGCAGCCCGGTGGTCCGTGCAACAGAACTGTCTTGCGGGGTCGAAGGCCGTACGCACCGAGCCGCTCTCTCGCCGCGTACTCGCACTCGATCCTCGCGAAGCGCTCCTCCGTTGCCGCGGGAAGCACCATGTCGTGTTCGAGCTCGTCTCGGGGGATGATTGTCGCAAGCTGCTCGCCGTGGCGCCTGCTCTGAGGCAGTTCGCGCAGTGTCGACCCGCGATCGGCTGACTGGTGGCCTTGCGCACCCGGACGGCGCTTAGCGTCACTCAGGATCGACTCGAGCTGATCAGCGAGTCGCCGGTGTCCTGTCTTGCGCTCCGCGTCAACCACCTTCTGCGCGAGACGATCGAGATCGGGCTGCGAGCCGTCGGCGATTGCACGGATAAGGCGCTTCAGAATGTCGGCATTCATAGGGTCACGGTCTTTCTCGATTCGCGTTGAGATCGGCGCGCCGCATCAGAGTCGTCAGGTGCCAACACGTACCGCCAACCGCTGCCGCACCTCTTGGCGCGAATGGGGTGTCCTCGTTCTCGCAGCGCCGTCACATCCCGAGAGACGGTCGGAACCGACACCCCGAGTTGCTCGGCGATCGTCGGCGTGGAGAACCGGCCAGCGCGGACCATCTCCAAGACCGACCGAAGGCGTTGCTCGATTGTGAACGATCGCTCGTACAGCATGCAGTGGCTCCGATGGCCGTGACGGGAGGCTATCGGTAGATGATAGACTTGGGGTCCAGAAATCACAGCGGTGCCTCTCGTGTCGTGATCCGCCGACCGCAGTTCCGGCATTCCCGCCGCCGGATCACCCTCCCGCCCCACGCACGCTGGGTGTAGACGACCCGGAGGTGCCCACATCCACAGGCGGGACACCGCAGGCCGCGCTGTTCCTCCGGCTTCGGGTTCGGGGCCGCCTTGCCGCTCACGCCTTCGCCCTCCGGATGTCCGAGAGCCGGACCCGTGGCCGAGCCTCCGGCTTCGTGTCGGTCCCGAACAGCACCGCGCCCTGCATCGAGGCCGCGACCGCCGCGCCGACGAGGCAGTCGAGCCAGTGGTTGTCGGCTCCGCTCAACCGGAGCTTCCACTCGTCAACCGTCCGACCGCGACCGGTCGTCTGGACCCGGTACTCGCTGGTCAGGTGGTCGGCGAGCAATCGATGCGTCTCCGCGGCACGACCGAAGAGCGAGAGGCATCCCGGGTCGCCCATCGGGACGGCCAGTCGGGCATGCACGAAGCTCTTCCAGTAGTTGCTGTCGAAGAGCGCATGGCGCACGCCGCGGCGGCCGGTCACCACCGGCACGCGCCAGTTCAGTCCAACGCGCTCGCCGCGCTTGCGCTTGTGCTCGGCGAACGGGATGCTCGACGCGCCGACGTAGCGACCGTGCCCAGGCATCACGATGCCGCCGAAACTCGTCTGCCGACAGAACTGGTAGACGACGTCCGACGACTGACCCCAGTTCGCGTCGATCAGGCAGCGCTCGACGCGCACCTCCGAACCGTCGTCGCGCCGCCACGACCGGCCGATGCGCTCCGCGACCAGCGCTTCGAGGCCAGCGTAGATCGCGCCTTCCTGACCTGCGCGAGGCAGCGCTGTTTGCAGCGTGACGCGCGCCTCGCGGAGAGAAAAGTACGCCGCCTTCTGGTCCGGCCACGCGCCGTACTCCACGACGTAGCCGCTGAAGTCGTCCTCCCACGCCGCGACGAGCCCGAAGAGCAGCTTGCCCTGCACGTCGATGAACATGGTCAGCCGCGTGCACGAGACCGGTACGACCCCGCGCGGGATGCCGTTGGTCTTGGCGGCGATCTGCTCGGCGGTGAGCAGGTCGTTGTCGGCTGTGACCTCGGGCAGCGGCTCGTTCTGGTACTCGGCCCAGAACGCCGCTTCGTCCTGAAGGCGCAGGTTCATCGCGTGCTGGATCGCCGAACGCTCATCGTGGTTGAAGCGTGCGGGCCACGCGACCACCGCGTCCTGGTCCATCGCGTCACGGCGGGCCTCATAGAACTCGGTGGCCTCCGCGATGCCGCGATCGTTGCGGAGGCTGTCGGCGCGCAGCTCGGCGTACCGCGCCCACAGCGCCTCGTCGCTCGGGAACGCGTAGACCATCTTGGTGCGCTCGCCCTGCCACGCGGGGTGCTTGTCGCGGTCGAGCAGTCGATCGGCGAGGTCGTCAGGCCGTACGACCGTCAGCGTCATCAGTCCCGCGATCTTCTTGCCTGGTCCCGCGAGGCCAAGGATCGCACCGGCGAGGATGCGTTCGCGCGCTGCACACTGCGACGGACTGCGCGCGGACTCGTCCGTCTGCGGATCGTCGATGAGCACCAGCGACGGTCGCACGCTCTGGCCATCCGGGAGCTTCCGCTTCATGCCGCGAATGCGCCCGGTGATCCCCGCGACGGCGATGATCGCGCCGGACGCCTTCGAGCCCACGATCGTCGGCAGGACCATTTCCTTCGCGGTCCATCCGATATGCGTCGGCTCGCCATTGTGGAGCTGGCCCGACGCGCGCTGGTGGATGCCCTCAAGACAGCGAATCGGGAAGCACGCCTCAGGGAAGTCGTCGAGGAGCTGGTCGTTGTTCTCCAGCTCGCTCTTGATGCTCTCCAGCATCGACGCTGCGTGCTCCTCGTCGCTTCCGATCAAACACACAAACTGCCGCGCGCCGATCAGGATCGCCCAGAGGCATGCGATCTCGCACAGCGTCGTCTTGCCGGAGCCTCTGGGCATCGCCATCGCGAAGAGTCCGCCCTCGAGCACGGCCTGCTCGATCTTGGCGATGACCTTCAGGTGGTCGTCCGACCACGGCAGGTGGAACGTCTGTGGGAAGTAGGTGTCACAGAAGGCCCGGAACGACTTTGAGCAGCGATCCTTCCGCTCGGGATCGCCGACCGGCGGCAACTCGCCGATGTTGCGGCCCGACAGCGAGAGTGCTGCGGCGCGCGCCCGCTGCCGCTCGCGTTCGGCGTCGTAGCCGGTCAGTGCATCGGCCTTGGCCTCGGGCTTCGGCGCGTGGCGGATCGAGACGAGCCAGGCGACGTAGCGGAAGAGGTCGACGGTCTTGCCGTCCCCAATCCGGAAGCCCGCGCGCGTGCGGTGACGGTGCAGTTGCCGCTCGCCGATCACCTCGCCCAGCGGGGTCGAGTTGAGCAGGCGGCACGCGTCGCTCGGCTTGAGGTTGCGCGGGTCAATCGTCGCCACGCGCCATCTCCTTCACGAGCCATGCCGCGTAGTGAACGAGGTTCATCGTGTCATCGGTGTTCGTCGGCGCGCCTGCATCGATGTCCGCGCGCAGCATCGCCTCCGTCACCTCGCCGCCGCCAAGGCGCGTGAGGACCCGGGCGGCATCCGCGACGGACAGCGCTGCCGGATTCAGCCTCCCCGGGTCGCCCCCCGGACTCGCGTTAGGCGCGTGTTGGGCCATGTAGCCGCCCTCCGGGAGCGCCTTCCGGACCTGCATCCCGCCACGTTTGGCAACCGTGGCGGGCCTCGGCGCGGAGTTGCCCACATTCGTCGAACGGCCGGCGGATTCCGGCGAAACGGCCTTGATGTTCCGCGCGGCTCACGCCCTTGTGTGTCCAACGCGGGACGCATTCCGCAGCCCGCCAAATGCCCCGAACGGAGAACGCCATGACCAACGACGCCAGCCAGACCCCACGCACCGCGACCAGCGCGTACGCCGCCGCCCGCAACGACATCGCCCGCCTGCTTGACGTCCTCGACATGGAGCTCGCCAAGCACGGCGAGCGCGCCCAGGCCGACGAGAAGAACTGGGGCTTCGCGGGCAACCTCCAGAAGCTCCGCTGCGACCTCGTCGATGCGGTCGCCTTCATCGCCGGGATGGACCGCACCGAAGTCGAGGCCTTCCTCGACGACGCCGTCTGAACGCACCACCAGCCACCAACCACGGAGACCACCATGACCACGAACGCCACCAACGACGACAGCACCTGGCACATCGAGTACGCGAAGCGCTCGCTTGCGAGCATGATCGACGACGCCAAGGCCGACATCCGGGCGAAGATCGACTGGATTCGCCGGAGCCTCGACGAGGCGGAGCGACGCCTCGACGCGGGCGAGATGCCCAACACCTGCGGCATCCTGCAGAGCAGCGCGATGGAGCTCGAGATGGCGCTCGCCCGCCTCACCGCGATGCGCGACGCCGCGCCCGCCATCAAGATCCTGACCGACGCCCTCGACGCGAGCGCCGCGAAGGAGGCCCGATGACCACGCAGCCCGATGCCGAGCGCGACGCCGCGATCCTCGAGATCGCCCGACGCGAGACGCCCTTCGAGACGCTGACTCCGACGCGCTCGGGCGCTGACTTCCGCGAGGTCGCCGTCTGGACGATCGAGCAGGCGCTCACCGCCGCCTACGAAGCCGGGCGCGAGGCAGGCCGCAAGGCCGAGCGGAAGCGGCGAACGCCGACCAGATGCCAATGCCCGGCCTGTGGCCGGGAGATCCGAATCACGCCAGTCACCTGAAGCCCGCACGTCGCGGGCTTCGCTGTTTCTCACACCTCCACAAGGAGCATGACCATGTCGAACCCCCGGAAGAAGACCACCACCAAGAAGGCCACCCCGAAGAAGACGCCGCGCATGTCCGCCAGCGCGGCCCGCGCTGAGGGCGCGGCCAAAACCAAGAGGGCGCTCGCGGACGCCAAGGCGGTGACGGAAGCCAACCTCAAGGCGATCGCCGCCGCCGATCAGGAGAACGCCGCCAAGCGCGATGAGCGCGCCACCAGCGCCGACGCCATGACCGCGAGCGAGCGCGCGATGGCGAAGACGAAGGCCTCGCCCGCCCGCACGAAGAAGCCGGCGGCGAAGGCGGCCAAGCCGAAGCGCGAGACCGCGACGAAGCGCGTCAGCGGCCTCGACCTGGCGGCCAAGGTGCTCGCGTCGGTGAAGGAGCCGCTCAACGCCAAGACGATCGCGGAGCGCGCCATCGCGGCGGGCTGGAAGACCAGCGGCAAGACGCCGCACGCGACGCTCTACGCCGCGATGATCCGCGAGATCGCGGCCAAGGGGAAGGACGCCCGCTTCCGCAAGACCGACCGCGGACTCTTCGCGGCCGCCGGGAAGGGAGCGTGA